CCGATGATATGGGTCCGTACAGGACCACCACTCGGAAGAAGTTCCTTGTAAGCCTGCGCCTGGAACTGGGTTATCGCTTCTGCTATCAGGGGATGGGTTACGCCACTGGAGCCGCGGAAAGGTTCTTCGCGTTCCTCATACTTGATGCCCAGTAAATCCAGTCCGCTGGTATAGGAGTTTTCCCACTCCTGGCGGCTTGACCGATCATCCTGGTAATACCCAAGTAAGGTATTGGAAATCTTCATGAGAACCCGTTCGTCGAGAACCTCTGCAAGATTGGCGTCGGGTTCTGCCTGAAGTTCGTCCTCAATGGCTTTGCCGAAGTTCAGAAGAACGGAACCGTCCTCTTCCTCGATCATCTCTGTAGGTTCTTGAACTTCCTCAACCTCGATCTCGACCTCTTTGTCAGGACCACCTAGCGGCATCCCCTGCGCCGGGATCGCGCTATCAACCATTGCTGAACGACCATTCGCCATTACTTGAACACTCCTTTATCCAGCGGGGTCACCGACACAAAGAATCTCCCAGACAGTATTGTATTCATCGCCCCATCTCATTGTTTCTTCCTGATCGCCGTCCCGGTACAAAAAAGGACCAGGCAACTGGCTACAAGGAATATAATCAATCCTTATCGGAAGCGAGGAACTTCCGGCGCAACCGGATACGAAGACGAGGACTACCCCTAAGATCACGGATAGCTTTACTGGCTTTATCCATCTTGGAAGTAGCATCCTCTAAACCCTTGCTGACTGCCTTTGCTTCCCCGGCATCCATTAATTGTTTCTGTTGAATGATACGAGCTAGTATGGAACCTAACTTTAAAATGCCTCTAAGTAAGGCAACCCAACTCATTCAGGCTTTCCTTTCTCTCTGATCACCATTGCGACGGCAGCGGAGACAGCGGCTGCTGCCCCAAATAGCATCGTCCATTGTCCTTCGTTAAACCCCATGACTCCGAGACTCGCCAGCATCGCGGCTGCGCCTGCATAAGTCGATGGTTCACTAAGTCGAGCTAAAATCATTTTCATGATCTTCTCCTATTATTTGCGACTGCCGTTAAACATATCCCGTAACTTATTGGCATACGTCCACAAAGCACTAACCTGTTTTTCGTGCATGTCCACTTGTGCTCTTAACTTTGTAGTTTCTACAAACGTATTCCTGCTTATTATATCGTCTACGTCTTTTCTTAATTCTTTTACACTGGAAGACAACTTCACCGCAACTATCACCAGCGCCAAAAGCCCCATGACCTGTTGCCAGTATTGTGTAACAAACGATATTTCCTGGGGCATCTAGTCATGCTCTGGGTGGTGCTCACGCCAAATGTCCTCTCTAACACACAAATGACTGTGGGACCCTTTTATATCCACCTCTAGTTTTAGTTTCTTCAACGCTACAGTACAGACCTCATTTACTTTATAAGGATCTTTCAACGAAGAAGCTTCCATTTCAAAAGGTGCAGAAATGTAGCGTACCCAATCGTCGGCAGAGTTACAAACCACCATTGAGATCGGGCATATGGATATGACGGCGAGAAAAAGAACGGTTTCCATTAGTAGTATGTACGTGGTGTGGGATGGTAGGTAGGTTCCTCATCTTCGTCGTCGCTGTCAAGACGAACGAAACCGCCCTTACGATATCTAATGAGTGCCATGGACATCGAGTCGCAGTAATCGTCGTAGTCGCCATTGGGAAAAGCCGCACACTCGTCGATTACCTCCTCCGAGAACTTTTTCTCCGGCGCCCAGACCTTGCCTGACTCGAAGATGGGCGCGACCATGTGCATCCTTGTGTGCTTGTCCTTCCCCTTGCTCGGGGTGTAGTTGACTACTGGTATCCCCATAGTCCGTAACTCGTCGGTGAGCGGGGTGCCGGTGGCCTTCGCCTCGATGAGTACCATGTCCGGTTCCCAGTACTTGTACTCCGAAAGTGCTTTCGCCTTGAGCTCAGGGAAGTCCCACCGTCCGCGCTGCGCGTCCATAAGTATGAGGTGGTCGGTTCCTCCCTCCTCGGGTTTAAAAACCCCCCAGGTGGTAATGGCAGAATAGTCCGCGGTCTCCTTTTTCGAGAACGCCGTATCGTAGCTCTGCATGATGTAGCTTACGACAGGGGTGGTTTCCTTTTCCCACTTGTTCCACCACTCCTTCTTTATGATTGCCCCTTCGTCGGCTGTCGGGTTTTGCTGCCATTGCGCGTTCCACTTGCTGAGTGAGAGCGAAGCCTTAACCCGTAGCAACTCGTCCTTGTTCCAGAACTCTGGCCACAGGACGTTGCCGCTCGGCAGTATGGCGGGGAACTCTATGAGATCCCACTGGTCTGCCATGATGTCGGAGCCTTGCGCCTTGATGAGTTTTCCGGTGAGATCCTTTAACGACCACCGGGTCATTACTATTACAATAGACCCACCTGGTTGTAGGCGCTGACGGGGTCCAGAGGTGTACCACTCGTAGGCGTGCTCCATCGCCGAATCCGAAAGGGCATCCTGCTCCGAATGCGGATCATCGATAATAAGAAGGTCAGCACCACGACCCGTGATCGCACCTCCCACACCAGCCGCATAGTACTCACCGCCCTGGCCCGTGTCCCACCGTCCAGCAGCCTTGGAATCAGCCCTAAGATCCACATCAGGGAATATCTCCTTGTACTCCTTGGTCTCCATGAGGTTTCTGATCTTGCGTCCAAAACGCACCGCGAGCTCGGCGGTATGCGTCGTCTGTATGATCTTTAACTTCGGGTTCTTGCCAATGAGCCACGCCGGCAGCATGTAGCTGGCAAACTCCGACTTGGTATGGCGAGGAGGCATGTTGATGATGACCCGTGCGCCACGGGACCCGGCCAACTTCTCGTATTTCTCCGCCACCTTCCTGTGGTGCGCTCCCTCGATGAAGCCCTCCCACACGTGCTCGACGAAGACCATGAAGTCCTTCTCGGCACGGTCCCGTATCGAAAGTTTTTGCTGCGCGGCCTCGAGCGCGAATATCTCTCGTAGTACTTCCTCAGGCGCGTTTAGCACGTTTCCACCTTAAATATTCCGCCGCCTCCTGTACGTTGGCGAAGCATACCAGAAAAGCCGTCTCCGATTCCGCCTCGGGATCGAACACCGCCGTTATCGCCTCTCCCTGGCGCTGCTCGCCATGACCTAGCTTTTCGGCAAAGGGGTCGTCTGTCTTGTAGCCCTTGGCCCTGGCCACCCAGTATACGATGTTGGTCCACTCGTCCTCGTATTGTGCTAATGCCCAGTGGTGCCTGTGACCTGAAATGTAGAGTACCGCCTCCTGGGTAAACTTTGCGCGCTTCTGCTGTGCATGTAACGGATTCCACATGCTATGCCCAGGCATGTCATGCGCTACCCATAATTTCGCACTCCGACCCTTGGGGAAACGAACCTCGATCCGCGCCTGCCAGTCCTGTGACAATGTACCGGGGACCTTGAGCCACTCTATCGGATCCACATCGTTCGGCAGCCACATGTCATGATTGCCTTTTACTAGTAAACACCAGTCCGTCGCCCTCAATAGCCACTGTACCAGTTGCCACGATTGTCGGCCAGAGGTCTCCTGAGATGCCCACAATCTGGAAAGCCGTCCTACCCAGTTGTTGCTCGCGTCACCCAAACTCGCCGCATACATCCCATCGGTATTATTAATAGTAGATAAATCCTCCCTCAATTTTGGCCAGTCACAGGAGTTGTCGTCCACGTGCGGATCGCCCAAAAAAGCTATCGCCAAAGGACCCGGTTTGTGAAACGTCAGCGGTATCCACTTGCGTTGGGACGCAGCACGCTTTCGTTGCTCGAACCTCCGCGTTACATGGTCCACTAACTCTTGCTCGGACATGTCAGGAGATTCAAGAACAGGAACCGTAAACTCACGGTCCCATGGCATTACATAACCATCGTCTACCGCTTGGGTAATACGACGGCGAAATGTGCTCTCCGAAACACCGAGCTTGGTTCTTGTTAGCTTGAGAACGGAAGGTTGATTCTGATTGTCTCGTTGCGAGGGAGAAGGAGCACCCTCCGCATACAACTCTTCCAACATTGTTATCGCTTCTTGTATTTTTTCATCCATGCAAAGTAACTCGTTTGGTTTCAAACATTTAACCACTAATGACGAAAGTCACAATAATATATGTCATACGTCCAAGGGACCCGGCCCAATGGCAACTATCAACGGTTATATGTTCAAAGGTCTACTTCCACCCGGCGCTGACCGAAGAGGGGCGCGCTAGGGGTTGCCCGACAATCGCCGATGGCGCTGACTTTATCGTCAGAGGTCGTAAGTACCTAGCCCTACCCGACCATAAGAAAACGGCGCACATGGTGCGCCGCATTCCC